TTTTGGTAACAATGTGGCGATAGGTGGAAAGGTTACAATGTTTGATAGTTTGGTAAAGGAACTATCAGACGATAAAACATTTTTTACTCAACCACATAATGACGAAGAACTATCTGCTGGTGCTGCACTTTTTATCTCTGACCAGTTGATGAAGAATAAAAAAGGAGAGATAATAACAAACACTAAAAATAAAATTACCGCAAAGGAGGTGATATAGTGGAAACATATAATAAGATTACGGAACTGTTGGAAGACTTTCACAGTAATCACGAAAAGAATACTGTACAGGGTGTTAAGGCGGCTGGTCTTAGAGCAAGAAAAACAGCTACGGAGTTGAAAAAATTGTTGACAGAATACCGTAAAGAAAGTATTGAAGAAAACAAGTAATGAGTAGAGTGCTCGTAATTGGCGATTATTTAGATGATCGTTATCGGTTTTATGAACAAACAAGAACCGACCCTGCTAATACCAGTGCGCCTGTAGTTGTAAACACTACAAACGTCAGTGTTGATGGTGGGGCCGGTAATCTTGTTAAAAATATAGAATCTTTGTGCGAATGCGAAGTGCAATTTTTTCATTCTAAATGTTTGGAAAAAGCACCTTCATTTTCTATACCGGGAAAAACAAGACATTATATTGATAATAAATTTATCTTTAGAGAAGATGAAAATGATACTATAGAATACAATAAAGAAGTTGTTGATAGTTTTATTGAGCAAATAAAAGAAAATGATTTTGTGGTAATATCTGATTATCATAAGGGAACCATTACACCTAATGATATAGGAAGAATAATAAAACACTGCAATAGTTTTAAAAACGTATTAACATTTGTAGACACCAATCACGTTTTTGATGAACACAAAAATGTTACTTGGTTAAAGGTCAATTACCAAACAGCAGTTGAAAAAACAGGTTTGTATGATAAGTCACAAGCCAAAGTTTTGTCAGATAAAACATTATCTAATGTTATTGTAACAAAAGGAGAAGAAGGTTTTGTATCATACATAAAAGAAGTAAGTCAAACTATATTATATAGTAAAGATGACAACACAAATTTTGTTGACTCCATTGGCGCGGGAGATACTTTTTTAGCAGGGTTTATTTCTGCTATGTTGATAGACATGGGTAAATTATCTAGTATGATATATGCAGACATCGTTGCGCACATTAGCACTACTAGATTAGGAACAATAAAAGAGGTTAGTAAAAAAGAAGCAGACGAAGAATATTTGAAGGTAAAAACATCTTTAACTGATATGGGAGATGTTTTATATGTCTATCGCACTACTAATGATGATTAAGGATGAGTTTAAATCTGTAAAAAACATTATTAATGCTGTTAGTGATGTATGTGAAGAAAAAATAATCGTTGTAACGGGAAATAAGAAAGTAAAAGAATCTGGTGATTGTAAAATACTTTATTTTCCATGGCATGATGATTATTCTACACCTTTAAACGCCGGATTAAGGTTATGTAAGTCAAAATGGGTATTAAGATTAGATTCTGATGAAGAAATAGACGAAATTAACCTAAAAAGGGTTAAAAAAGCGGTTGATTTACGGGATGATATATGGGCTTACCAAGTATCTCAGAGGGGTTATTTACCCGAAAAAAGGGTAGAATTTGGGGTTAAAAAGGTAAAAAAGTATAAGAATTACACTAATGCGGTTGATGATGAATGTATTCGGTTGTTTAGAAACGATCCAAGAGTGTTTTTTCAATATAATACTCACGAAACTATATACGAATCATTAGAAAGGGCAAATTTAAAATATGTAAGATCAAATATCGTCATACATCATTGGGGTAAGTTAAATATGGAAGATAAAGCACCTTATTATTATGAGTTAGCTAAAGATAGATTACGTAGATATCCCGAAGAATATCAAAGTTATTATTATCTTGGAGTATCTGCAGAATTTATTGGTAAATTAGAGGAATCATACGAAGCTTTTAAAGCTGGTTATGAAAAATATAAAAGCGAATACTATCGTATACCGATGGAATTTATAAAAGAAAAAAGGAGAAGATTAAATGGTGGAATCAATTAGTTTAGAACAACTAAAGGAACAGCAGGGTCAGCTTTCACAAACGGTAGGTAATTTAACGGCTCAAAAAGCTACTTTAGAAGAACAGTTAGAGAATGTAAAAACTTCATTGGCTACTAATCAAGGGGCACTACAGTATGCAGCAGCTTTGATTCAATCAATTGAGCAAGGTGAAGATAGTATTGATGTTGCACCTACTACGGAAACAGAAGAAATTGTTGTTGAGGATACAGAGTCTTCCGAAGAAGTTGTATTGTAACTCTATAAATAGTTAAATGGGAGTATTTTTGAAAATATAAAATCATATTTATTATGAAGTTTTTAGGTTCTTTCGTATTTGCTTTAAGGAAACTTCGCTACATGAGCATAAACATTATTGTATATAACCTTGCTTGATTGTTTGTCGAAGATAAATAAAAACTAAATATTTTATAAATACTCTCATTTAACTTATGGAGAAAATAAATGGCTGAAGTATTTGTGTCCCCTGGCGTCTATACGCAGGAAATGGATGATACTTTTAGTCCACCGCCCGGTGCTGCTGCTATAGGGGCTGCTCTAGTTGGGTTTGCAAAGAAAGGTCCGGCCTTTCTACCTACTACAGTTAACTCTTTTGGTCAGTTTAGAGATCGTTTCGGTGGATTGTATCCCGAATTTTATATGCCTTATGCAGCTCAATCTTATTTAAGAAACGGGTCTTCACTTAATGTAACTCGCGTCTTGGGTAGAAGCACAGTTGCTGCTGGTACAATTGGTTTTCTTTCGTTCCCCAAATTAGCAGATTCTTTTTCAATCTCGGCTGTGTCGGGTGGTTGTACTGTCTTAGGTACAGTTAGAAAAAGAACATCTGGTGATGGTGATATTCTTCTTAGTGGCTCTCCCAATAACTTTTCTTTATCGTCTGGTGGTACTATTGTTACTGGTTTGTCGATGAACGAAGCTAGCGGTAGTTACATTAAGAAAGTTTTAGGAACCGATCCTGAGACTTCTCATACTGGTGAAAAACTTACTGATCTTTATGTAGATGCCGTATTTGATTATGGGTATAGTAGTGCTAACGGTACTGTTAGTGCTGGCGCTGCTGCTGCAGGTATTAGTTTAGACCATACATCTGTTACTGCTGATGGTGATGCGTTTGATGATATTGAAGGTGGTTTCGCAAATGCAAGCACACCTTTCTTCATATCGCAAAACGCACAAGGTTCAGTACAGAACTTGTTTAAATTTCACACTCGGTCGCATGGTTCAATTGAAAACAATTCCATTAAGATTCAGATTTCAAATGTTGCTACTTCGGTAACTTCTTTCCCAGAATTTACAGTTAGTATTCGTAACGCTGATGATAGTGATATAAGCCCTCAGATTTTAGAATCTTATGAGAATGTTAACCTTAACCCCGATTCTCAGAAGTATATTGCTCGGGTCATCGGTGATCGTTTTGTCTCTTATGACTTGACACAAGATCCGCCCGAATTACTATTCAATGGTGACTTTCCTAATAGATCTAAGTTAGTAAGAATTGAAATGAATACTGGTGGATTTGATTCCAGTGCAAGACCTGCTGGCTTTAGAGGTGTTGGTTCAATTCTTGCGCAGACTGGTGGTCCTGCTAGTGGGCCTGCTGCTGGTCCCGGATCTAGTAGTAAAAATGGTTTGACTGCTACTGTTGCTGCACTACCTACTGTTACTAATCAGTTAAAAGATGGTGTGGTTAGCAATACTAAGATCATGGGTGTTAACTTTACTTCGCCTGGCGTTGGTGATAGACTCAAGAAAACTGTTACATCGGCTTCGGGTAGTACAACTGCCGATCCTGGCATATTGTTTATATCCACTACTGGTGAACTTGGTTTGGTTGGCGACAACGTAGAAGATGATACACCTGTTACTCCCGCAGACTTTACTGTTGTTAATATGGTCAGCTCCAACTCTGGTAACTTTGTTGGCTCTACCACAAGACGTTGTACTGGTCTTGACAATAATGATGCACTGAAATTTGTCGCACCTGTATTTGGTGGATGGGACGGATTTGATCCTCGTAAAAACTTATTGACTTCTTTGAATGATGGTACGGTATCCGGTGACTTTGATGTAGCTAGAAAAACATTAGCTAATCCCGAAGAAGTTGATTTTAATCTAATATCAGTTCCTGGCGTTACTTCGTCTGGCGCTGGCGCTCCTCTTAATAACTTTGTTGATATGGTTGAAAAGAGAGGCGATGCTTTCATATTACTTGATATTGCTGATTCTTCCGCTACTGCCGCTGGTAATGACTTATCGGTTGCAGCCGCACAAGAAGAAGCTGCGAAGTTTGATACTAACTATGGGGCGGTTTATTATCCTTGGGTTAGAATCAATGACTCCGAAAACAATCGTCTTGTATGGGTGCCACCGGCTGTTGAAGTAATTGGTGCTTACTCGTTTAACGATAGAGTGGGTCAGCCTTGGTTCGCACCTGCCGGATTTAATCGTGGTGGTTTGGAAAGAGTGTTGGAAGTTAGAAGAAGATTAACACAGACGCAACGTGATAGTCTTTATAACAATACTCCTGGCGTTAACCCAATTGCTACATTCCCAGGCCAAGGTATTGTTATCTTTGGTCAGAAAACACTACAGAAGAAGCAGTCTGTATTGGATAGGGTAAATGTTCGTAGAATGATGTTGACAGTTAGAAAGACTATTTCCAGAATGTCTCGTAACTTCGTCTTTGAACAGAACAATGCTCAGACAAGAAGCAATCTTCTAAACATGGTTAATAACTATCTTGGTTCCGTGCAAGCGGCCAATGGTATTAATGAGTTTAGAGCGCAGATTGAAGAGGGTGCAGACTTGGTAGATAGAAATGTTATCAAAGGTAAGATTTTCCTTAAACCGACTACGGTTGCTGAAATTGTTATCTTTGACTTTACGTTAACACCTCAAGGCGCATCTTTTGGTGAGTAATAAATAATAATAGTGTGTGAGGGAAAACAAAATTTTCCTCACACCTATATTTATTTTAGAAAATAAAATATTTTTATATATTTTGGAGATATAGAATGGCTGATGTTAGACCCGTAAACCAAATGCTTGCGGATACATTTGAACCTAAAAGACAAAATAGATGGTTTTTCCAATTTGCTGATGACGTAATTCCTCAGTTTGTTGCTAAAACTTTCGCTCGCCCGACTTTCACCCAAGAATCTGTTGTTGTTGATTACATTAATAGCAAAAGATATTTGGCTGGTAAGTTTGAGTGGGGTACAATGTCGATGACATTACATGATCCTATCGCACCCTCATCTGCACAGAAGGTTATGGAGTGGGCAAGATTAGCTCACGAAACAATTTCTGGTCGTGATGGTTACGCCGCTTTTTATAAGAAAGATTTTTCTCTTAACTCAATGGACCCTGTTGGTGTAACAGTTGAACAGTGGGACATTAAAGGCGCATTTATTACTGATGCAGATTTTGGTGGTTTGGATTATGCTAGTGGTGAACCTACAGAAATTAGTCTTACGGTTCGTATGGACGAGTGTATTCTGAGATACTAATAATAGATGTAGTTTAAATAAGTTAGTTTGTTTATTAAAATTTCTTGTAAATATAAATTGCAAGAAGGAGTTCTAAAAATATGAGTGAAAGTAAAACTGCACCTATTGAGTTTGAAGACGATAGTAAAAAAGATACAGAGATAAACCCGGCTGAAATCAGCCAGAATCCCGAACAGTATGCACGAAAGATTGCAGCTGAACGGGCTACTGAGTATGATAAGATGGCGGGTTTTTCTGTGCCTCGTGATTTTGTAATGTTACCATCTAAGGGCATGATTTATCCAGCTTCTTCACCGCTTCATAATATGGAAGAAATTGAGGTAAGACACTTGACCGCTGCTGATGAAGATATTTTGACATCAAGAGCTTTGTTGCGTAGTGGTAAGGCGATTGACACAATGCTTTCCAATGTTATTATGAATAAGAGTATTAATGTAGAAGAATTAATCTCTGGTGATAAAAATGCTATTTTAACATTTCTTAGAATTACAGGTTATGGTCCCGAATATCCTGTTGATGTTGAGTGTCCAGCTTGTGGTGAAACTACGACTTTTGAATTTGATTTAAGTAAGTTGACGATGAAGTTTTTGGATGTTAATCCAGTTGCAGCAGGTGAGAATAGATTTGATTTTCAACTACCTTCGGGAGTTCAAATACAGTTTAAGTTACTAAACAGTGCGGAAGATGCTCGTATTACTGAAGAACAAGAAAAGCTTAAGCGCACCACTGGTTCTCCCTTAGAGAAAAATGTAACCACTAAGTATAAGCACCAAATCATTTCTGTTAATGGTAATGAAGATCAGATAACTATTAACAATTTTGCAGATACAATGAACCTCCGTGACTCAAGAGCTTTTCGTTCTTATTTAGAAGAGATAGAACCAGATGTTAATATGCGTCAAGAGTTTAAGTGCCGTATGTGTGGTCATACGGAGGAGGTGGAAATACCGGTAACTACCGGTTTCTTTTGGCCTGAGTCCTAACCTTAAAGAATACATTTTTGAGGAGTGTTTTTATTGTGTTTATTATGGTCATCTAAGTTTCACAGACGCCTTTAATTTACCTATTAAATGGCGTAAATGGTGGCTAAATAAAATAAACGAAATCAATGAAGAACAGAACAAAAGAAATGAACAGGCTGCCGTAGCCCCACGACAATCTAGTGGTAAGTCATTACGTGCAAGAAGTATTGGTCGTTAATATAATATCCCCTTATTACTTTTTAGTATAAGGGGATATTTATTTATGTAGAAACATAATCGGAGACAAAAAATGCCTAAATCACCACACGCTCAAATAATTGATCCCTTTTCGGAAAAGTCTGGCGGGTTTGATTATGGTAACTTGGCCAAAACTGTATTAGCTGGGTTGGGAGTAAATTCAGCCATTGATTTTTTTCGTAAACGTAAAACTAGTGATACTAAGCAAGATAAGTTATATCAAGACGAATTGAAAAAAATTGAAAAGAAGATGCGTAAGCAAAAAGAATTGCAAAAGAAGTTAAATAAAAAAGGAATGACCCTTGACGATGTTCTACGTCAAATGAAAAAAAATAGAAAGAAGTAAATAATGGCAGATGATTTCACAAATAAATTAGGTGATGCTGCAGAAAAAGCTGCTAGTATCTTTGATAGGCTCGCGATAAAGGGTGCTACTTTAGCCGGTCTTGAAGAGCAACAAATACAAGCTACTCAAAAAGCCAACAAACTGCAAGCCCAACTTGATAGAGAAAAAAAGAAATCTGTACCTCTGCAAAGAAAGATGACCATTCAGCTGCAGCAGCGACTCAAAAATTCTAC